CCCTGTTTGTATTCAAACCTTCTATTACTCTACTTAAAGCTAACAATAATAGTCATTGGTTTTGTATAGATTGTTTATTTACATTCTGAACTCTGGTATTATTCAAAGAAACTAATTATCATACTCTTCCCCTTAAAGCATGATCTCTTTCATTCCTTTATTTACTGTCATTCAGTTAAATTCGTTCAATTCTCGCGTGCACTTGTTGTTCTACTAGAAGCGGTTGGTGCATCACGCGATCGAACGCGTTCTGGAGATAATCCTACTCTAACTCTCCAGTCATGTGATCCCACTTGATCAACATATCCATCTGTGTTGTAGACGTTTCTCACAAGTGATCCATCTTCTTGTCTACTCCACACGACCTTTTGGTCTTGATTACGGACTACTATGTCATTGTTGAGCTTATTGTGTAACTCTAGAATATTTGATATTCTCTGTCTCGTTTGTGGGCTGATGTATATTGCTGACAAAATAGATAATTGTTGCTCAACTTGATCATACTCAAATGGATAATATTTTAGTAACCATTGAATGACTTTACACTGCGAATGATATGTGTGTCGTTTCAATGCCACTGCTGTTCCACAAGCATAACAAGTATAGCTTTCATTATCTTTATTCATCTTGAACACTGATGAAAGAGCTTCAAAAGGAGTGACTCTCGCTTCAGCTAATGCTATAGCTAAGATAGTCTCACTATCTCTAATCACTAAATCAAATACCTTTTTACTTACTTTGCTACTTAAATTCATCTTTGCTCTTGCAATTGTGCCTACTTTATTAGAGAATGTTATTGTACATAAATCATCCATCGAAGAACTATTTAATCTTAGTCTTTCATCTGCTGTTAATATTGGAGATGTAGTTGGAATTTTCGTTCCAGTTATATTCCACACGCCTTTACCAATTGGGTCGCTCTTAAATTTCATTTCGCTGGTAAATTTTGCGAATGTTTTAAGCTTGCTACGCATCACACGCTCATCAATTATGATTTGTGCTTGAATACGTACTGCCTGTTTCTGGCATTTCGACCATCCATCTGGAAGTTTTATTCTCTCAATTTCTGGAATGATATTATTTGTACTATAAGTTCTTTTCTCAATTCCGTCGCTACTTAGCTCTATGATTGAATCTCTGATGTATCTGAGATACGATGTGCCTCGACTAACTATATCTTCTTCATGATTCTTCTTTGGAACCAATAATTGTATAGATTCGTCGTGTATTCTCACTCCATATGTCTGCTCCACCTGTTCGTCCTTGATATCAAAGCAATCTTCACCTTTCTCAACGGTGAAAGTCAAGCACGTGATATTATTATCACGTTCCTTCTTTTCCTTTTGCAATTCTGCAATTATAGCATTAACATCAGGTCCATTTCTAAGCTTCAGCTTTTCATACAGAGATAGTGCATACTTTTGATATTCTGCATCCTCGTTTACATCAATTTTTGTTACTGTGATATCAATATCACCAAACAATTGATTAATCATATCCATGGCTCGTAGTATTTTGTAATCTTTGTTTATTTGCCCTTATGCTGGCTGTCCAGTTCGCTATTTGTTTGAAAATTTTTAGTTTTCTTC